GCGCCGCAACACGCATTGTCCCGCGTCATCGCACCTTCCGCTTTGCCGATCACATTGGCCGAGGTAAAGGCGCAGATGCGCGTTGAACATGAAGACGATGATGTCATCATCCAGCGACTAATCGAGGCGGCGGTGGCATTCGTTGACGTTCAAAACGTTCTTGGCAAGGCCATGATTACGCAGACTTGGGCGCAATGGATGGGGCCGACGCAGGGCATCGTTTTGCTTATGCTTGGTCAGGTTCAATCCGTGACCGCAATTAAATATTATGATGTCGATGGCGTGCTTCAGACAGCCACGCTTTCCGACTTCAACATCTTTGGCACTTCGACAAAGACCACAGTTTCGCCGAAGAATGGCGCATCTTGGCCCGTTGCGCAGCAGCGTGAAGACGCCATCAAGATCGAATATGTCATCGGCTACGGCGACACATCCGCAGACGTGCCGCAGACGATCCGTCAGGCGCTGATGATGCTGGTCGCGCATTGGTATGAGAACCGCGAAGGCGCACAGGAACGCGCTTTGACTGATGTGCCGTTCGGCTTCAACGAGTTGATCGGCATCGAGCGGGGCCAGTTCTATGGCTAAAGCTGGTTTGCTCCGCGAACGCGCCACATTCCAGCGCCTGACTTCGGGCGCAATTGATGACTACGGCAACGTCTACAGCGGCTGGTCAGACGTGGGGACACGTTCTGCCGACCTGCGCGAGCGGACAGGTAAAGAAGCGATTGAGGGCGGCGCTCTGGCCGATGTCAGTATGGCAACAATGCGCTGCCGTCTCGACAGCTTTACAAGCACAGTCACATCTGCGGATCGCGTTTCGGCTCGCGGCATTACTTGGGCAATCAAGAACGTGATCCAATCAGACGCCAAAGGCGAGATGGTTGAATTTTTGCTTGAGCGTGGGGTGGCGTCGTGAAGGTGATGGGTGCAAAGAAATTGCGCAAGCAATTACAGCAAATGTCTGTTACAACACATGAGGCGCTTTTATCGTCAACTCGGCGAACGGTTGCTCTCGGCGTTAGAAAGGCAAAAGCTATTGCTCCCGTGGACACTGGCGATTTAGTTAGCAAATTCAGCGGTCACACAATGTCAAAAGATGGCAACACTTTTGGCTTTATCAACTTCCACGATGGCACAGCTAGCGCAGCCATCAAATTTGGCGCTGTAAACTACGGGCGCAAAGGAAGTCGAACTAGTAGCGGCACAAGGTTAAAAAACAGCGTTGCATCAACAGGTCAAACTAGCGGCTATCATATCCGTGAAACGATTAAGCTGATAATTTCCGAGCGTCACAAACGCGCTGTGACGCGGTCAATAAATAAGGCAATTAAGGATGCGATGAAATAATGGCTGATGGTTTCGCACTCGCACTACAAAAAGGCCTGCGAACGGTTCTCGCTGCCAACTCAGGCATCATCGCGCTGGTTGCTGGTCGGGTTTATGATGAGCCTCCGCAGCCAGTTTTGTTCCCATATGTCCGCTTCGGCAACATCAATCCAAATGCTTTCGATACCGACTCGGCGCTGGGTGCCTTGGTTGACATTAGCATCGAGGTCCACAGCCGATCCGCGTCTGGTCGTGTAGAGGCAACTCAGATTGCAGAGGCAATTCGTGCTGCACTGCATCGTCAGGAAGTATCGGTGACGGTTCAGGGGCATACGCTAGTCGAATTGATCTGCGAAGCGATTTCGGTTACAAGAGACAATGAAGGTCGTGGATATACGGCAATCATTTTGCTTCAAGCCATGCTTGAGGACGCCGCCTAAACAAGCGCCTTGGGCAAGCGCGATTTAAATGGAGGCCGATCATGGCTAAACAACTCGGACGCGCCCTGCTGGTCAAGATTGGCGATGGCGAAGTATCAGAAGCATTCACAAATCTTTGCGGATTGAACAGTAAATCGCTGACAATCAACAACTCATCCATTGATGTGACAACACCAGACTGCACAACGCCAGAAGGCGCATTGTGGACTGCAACGCTGAACGGCCTGAAGAACATTTCGGTCTCTGGCGATGGCTACTTCGAAGACAGCACCGCAGAAGCCCGCATGAACACAGTTGCAATGGGCGCAGACAATGCCTGCAACTTCCAGATCGTGATCCCAGACTTCGGCACATATTCTGGCGCTTTCCGCATCGCTTCGGTTGATTTCGGCGGCGAGACAGAAGGCGGCGTGACATACTCGCTGTCGCTTGAAAGCAATGGCGCTGTAACGTTTGTGGCTCTCTAATGAGCATCACTGCTGAAGCACCGCGTGGAGGCGTCGTCGAATATATCGGCGATGCTTCTTACACATTTATTTTGCGCAATCGTGAGATCGAACGGTTTGAAGATAAGCACCGTGGCATTTTCGATTTGTGGGATGGGTTCTTTGGCCGTGGCAAAAAGCCGACAAGCACCGAGGTTCGCGACATCGCGGCCCTCGGCCTTGTAGGCGGCGGAAAGAAAGATCACGAAGCTGACAAGATCGTGGCCGACTGCACGCCTGCTGATTTGATGCGGTTGTTTCAAGTCGCGCAAGCGGTTGTCGGCGTTGCGTTCATGCCAGACGCGATGGACGAAGCCGCAAAAAAAAAGACAGCCGATCAGGACCAAGACCTGACAAATTAAATGTCAGGGGCATGATTGGAAGCGGAATTATTGCAGGGTTAAAGCCCGAAGAAATCCGTGATATGATACCGAAAGACACTTGGGCCGTGTTCGAGGGTTGGAGCAACGCGCACAATCCGAAAAAGGCAGGTTCAGAGGCTATGACTACGGATCAATACCGTGAACTTGTGGAGCGAATAGATGGCCGTTAATGCAGAACAGTTAAACATCATCCTTTCGGCCCGCGACAAAGAGTTTTCGAAAGCAATGCAAAACTCGCAAAAACGGGTCGAGCGTTTTGCAAAGCAGTCTCAAAAGGGTTTAAGCAAAACTGGTCAGGCATTCGATGGCCTCGGATCAACAGCGCGAAAGCTGGGGACTGTTTTAGCTGGGGCTATGACTATTCGGGCTATCAAGGGCCTGACTAGCTACGCTCAAGAAATCAAAAACCTTTCAAATTTGGCTGGCATTTCAGTCACGCAAATGCAAGCGCTTGGGCAAGCGTCAAAAACAGTCGGCGTTCCTATGGAAAAGCTGGCCGATATTTACAAAGACATGAACGACCGCGTTGGTGACTTCTTGCAAACGGGCGGTGGCCCGATGAAAGACTTTTTCGAGACTATTGGGCCTGCGGTCGGTGTTACTGCTGACGACTTTGCCAATCTGGCTGGGCCTCAGTCGTTGCAGTTGTTTGTCGACAGTTTGGAAAAAGCAAACCTGACATCAAACGAAATGACGTTTTATCTCGAAGCGATGGCATCTGATGCGACCGCGCTGCTGCCGCTTTTGAGAAACAACGGCTCCGAGTTTAGCCGACTTGCGGATGAAGCGTCTAACGCTGGCAGGGTTCTCAATCAGGAAACTATTGACTCTTTGGTTGACCTGAACGCAACGCTAGAAGACTCATCGACCGAAATGAAGAACAACTTTATGATTGCGTTGGCAGGCGCGTCAGATGAGCTTGTTGTTTTGTCTGAATTTGTTAGCGAATTCGCAGTGCCAGCATTTGTGCAAATTATTGAGTGGGCTGCGGCTGCGGCAGAAGGTATTGGGCTACTGAGCGACGCGTTTGGCTACTTCAACAAGATTCGTCAGATCGTTCAAGGGCAAGACACCGCAGGCGACACTGGCGCTGCGCCCCAGCAGACGGATTTCAGCGATATGCCGAGTGGTGATCCAAGCAACACTGGCGGGTGGCCGGCGGATGAACATGGAAACGTTATTCTCGATGATGGCACAGTTCTTGAAACCAATTTGCCGCCTGCCGTTGGCGGTAAGCCTCGCACTCCAGTTAGGCCGACGCCGACTTCAAAAACTCGCGGCGGCGGCGCGAAAACAGATAACACAGCCGAAAAGCTGGCGTCCGAATATGATCGCTTGCTGGGCATTCTTGATCCGCTGAACGACGCATCACGCGAGTTTGCCGAGCAAGAAAAGACGATCAACGAATTGATGGCAAATGGCATCATCAGTCGCTCAGAAGGTAATGATCTGATATCTGCCGCAACGCAGCAAATGAAAGATGCAACTTTTGCTGCTTCCGATCTGAACATGATTATGGACACCGTGCAGTCAAGCATGGAAGACGCATTTATGGGGATGGTAGATGGCACAGTAAAAGTCGA